AAGGATGAGTTGTGGGAGTCGATCCCTGCCTACCAGCGCGAGGCCCGCAGCAAGGGCATTCCATCGCTCGGTTCAGGCGCGATATATCCGATAGCGGAGTCGGACCTGGTGGTGCCGGAGATGCCGATTCCGGATCATTGGCCGCGTGCGTATGGCATGGATGTCGGGTGGAACCGAACTGCGGTGGTGTGGTGCGCGTTGAACCGGGATACGGACGTGCTCTACTGCTACAGCGAGCATTACCGGGGAGAGGCTGAACCCGTGGTGCATGTGCAGGCGATTCAGTCGAGGGGCAAGTGGATCCGGGGCGCGATCGATCCCGCGGCACGAGGCCGGGGGCAGATCGATGGGCGGGAGTTGCTGCAGATGTACACCGATCTGGGGTTAGACCTAACGCCTGCGGACAACGCCGTTGAGAGCGGGATTTACCACGTCATGACGCGGATGAGCTCGGGTCGGCTGAAGATCTTCCCCTCGCTGGCAAACACGTTGAGTGAACTGCGTCTGTACCGTCGGGATGAACGTGGGAAGGTAGTGAAGGCCCGCGACCACCTGATGGACGCGCTTAGGTATGTTTGTGTCGAGCTGCACAACGTGATTCAAACGAAGTCTACCGCGGTGAAGGATGAAGACCGTGAGTACCTGACGCCGGAGCGCAGTTACGCATCGACCGGATGGATGAGTTAAGGGGGATTGTTATGGGAATGTGTACAGCGTGCAGTGAAGAATCGTTACATGCCAGACCGAAGAAGAAACCCGCGGCAAAGGCAAAGGTAGCGAAGGTGATGGACGAGTTCGCCTCGGGCGATCTGAAGAGCAGTTCGGGAACGCCCATAGTCCGTAAGGATCAGGCCATCGCAGTGGCATTAAACTCCGCCCGTAAATCAAAGAAGTAAACCCACCCTCACATGTCGGACTACGCGACCGCGCAAGCGCTACTCCCGGGCTTGCCTGGGAAAACCGCGCCCTCTAAGAAGGACAGTGAAGATTTCCTGGCGACGGCGCGAGCCCGGTTTGATCTGGTCAGCGTGTACGAAGCGGAATACCGCAAGCTCGCTTTGGACGACTTGCAATTCTACGACGGGGACCAGTGGGTCCAGGAAATCGCCACTCATCGTAAGCTCGATCACCGTCCCTGCCTCACGATCAACCGGCTCCCGCAGTTCGTCCATCAGGTATCGAATAACCTCAAGCAGCTCAAGGCCGCGCCCAAGGTATCACCCGTAGATGCACAAGGGGACCAGAAGACGGCCGAGGTGCTGCAGGGGCTGCTACGGCACATCGAGACGCAGAGCAACGCGGATGCAGCGAGAAGCTATGCGGCGTTCTATGCCGCGGTGTGCGGGCGCGGGTGGTACCGGATCGTCACCAAGTATGTCGAGGGGAACACCTTCGATCAGGAGATCTACACACAGAGGATCAAGAATCCGCAGACGGTGTACATGGATCCGAGCTGCCAGCAGCCGGATTACTCGGACGCGAAGTACGCCTTCATTGTCGAGGACCTGACCGAGGATGCGTACAAGGAACGCTACCCCGATGAGGATCTCTCGAGCGCCGAGGATTACCGCTCGCATGGCGATGGATCCCCGATATGGCGTTGGGAAGGCGGCATCAGGATAGCGGAGTATTTCTGCCGGCACACGCGCCAGGAAACGATCGTGATGCTCCAGGACGGTACGATCCTGCCGCTTAAGGAAGCCCCGGAAGGCGTCCCGGTAATTCGCAAGCGCACGGTCGACGTGCCGTATGTGGAGTGGTCCGTTATTAATGGCGAGAAGGTGCTTGAGCAGGCCGAGTGGCCCGGTAAGTACATCCCGCTGATCGGGGTGGTGGGGGAAGAGTACGACGTTGATGGCAAGGTCAGCATGGTAGGCATGGTGCGGCACGCGAAGGATGCCCAGCGGATGTTGAATTACTGGGAAAGTGCGAAGACCGAGATTATCGCGCTGGCCCCGAAGGCTCCTTTCATCGTGGCGGAAGGGCAGATCGAGAACCACGAGAAGGAATGGGCACAGGCCAACAGCAAGACGTTCGCGTACCTGCAGTACAAGCCGAAGAGCGTAGGGCAGGAGATGGTGCCTCCGCCGCAGCGGCAGGTGTACGAGCCGCCCGTGCAGAGTATCACGGTGGCGCAGATGCAGACCGTGGATCACCTCAAGGCAACGACGGGCGTGTACGATGCGAGCCTGGGGAACCGCTCCAACGAGACCACCGGGGTAGCTATCAAGGCGAGGCAACTGCAGGGCGATGTCGCGAACTATCACTACAGCGATAACCTGGCGATTGCGATTACCCACGAGACCCGGGTATTAATCGATTTAATCCCGAAAATATATGACAGGCCCGGGCGGGTTATTCGGATAATCGGTTCGGATAATACGGAGAAGCAGGTCCCGGTCGGGATGTATTTCGATGACCAGGGCATTCAGCGGATATACGATCTGGGGCTGGGCCGTTACGACGTGGTGGCCGATGTGGGCCCCTCGTACAAGACCAAGCGCGAGGAAAGCCGGGAGGGCATGCTGGGGTTTGCTCAAGTCGCGCCCGAGCTCGTCCCGCAATACGCCGATCTGTATGTCGAGTCGCAAGACTGGCCACTTTCAGACGCTATTGCGGAGCGGGTGAGACCGCCGAATATCCCACCTAAAGGCCAAGAGCAACTGCCACCTGCGGCGATGCAGCAGATCAACCAGTTACAGCAACAGAACCAGCAACTGAACGAGGCGTTGCAGCAGGCAACGGAAGCGCTCAACGTTCAGAAGATTCAGATGGACGCGAGCGAACGGATGCAGATGCGCGAGATTCAGAGCAAGATGGCGATGCTCGAGCAGAAACTCGCGAGTGACCAGAGCCGTGACAGTCAGAAGAACCGGGTGACGGTAGCGACTACGGAGAGCAAGATCGACAGCCAGGAATCGATCGCACAACTCGATGCGGAGACTCGCCTGGTAGCCGAGAAGATGAAACAGAACGGCCCGCCGCGTCCCCCGCTGACCGCGTTTGAGCGAGGAGACTGATGAGCCGGAAAGATCGGGAACGGATTGCATGGGAGATTATTTGCCGTATTGACACAGTTACGCTGTGTACCTGTGAAGAGGTGGCGGAAATCCATCGGAAGGCTCAAACCGGCGAATTTGATGAGCTACTGGCCCCGTTGACCGCGTTTGAACGGGAAGACTGAGGCGCTAAAGCGAAGACATGCCTGCTTTTGATGTTGCGGGTGCCCGGAAGGCCGGTTACGACGACAAGGAAATCTTGTCCTATGTGGCCGGCGAGGAGAACCCGGACCTGCTGCCCGGCACCGATGCGGAGAAGATCCGCCTGTTGCTGGCACGCAACGGCAAGCACATGCTGGATGTCGAGTATCTCTCGCCAACGCAGCTTGAACCGATGCAGGAGGTTCAGTTTCAGGACTGGGCGAAGCGCAACCAGGTGAGGCTCGAACCGGGGTGGAATGAAGACTACGACATGCGTGGTCTCTGGAAAGCCAACCCGGGTGCAGCCCCTGACGAACGAGGGCACTGGCCCGACACGTACAAGCTGCCGAATCACCCGACGTTCTCGAGCCAGTCGGTATATGCGCTGCCGGATTCGCCGCGCTGGTACGGGAAGCGGCTAATCGACTCCCAGGGCAAGGTGATTGCAGATGAATCGAATTCTCCGTTAGACCTGCCGGATTTACCTGCTCCGAAGCTGCCACAAGGACTGGGCGGGCCTCCTGCCAGTGTTCCTGGCAGCGTGCCGCAGACGGGTGAGCGCCGTAATATGTCTCCGCGGGAGATCCGATCGCTGTATTCGGAGCAGGGGATACAGCCTACGCTTCCGCCAACATCATTACTGGATATGGCGATGCTGGCAACCAGCGGACCGGAGCAGGATGCGGGGATTCCGCTTTCCCTGCTCGGTATGGTTAAAGCCGCGCACCCCTGGCAAGTACGTAAAGCGGAGCTTATCGGGCATAGCGCGACATTGCCGCGACGAAAGACGCTGGCAGACCTGGCGGGCGGATACAGCGAAGCAGAGATGCATGAGCGAGCACTCCGTAATCGTGCCTCGGAAACGATGCCGCCTGAGATCACGCATCATGATGTCGGGTCATGGGGAATCGATTCATCAGGCGAGTTGATGCATTTACGCGAGTATGATCTGGATGACCCTCGCCTGATTTTCACTGAAGGACGCCCGCGTAATCAGACAACCCAAAAGTATGTGGACTGGATTCAGCAAGGGCACGAGCCGCCGCCACTGACTGCAGTTGAAACCGAGAAGGGAAATATCAAGATTCAGGAAGGCCATCACAGGTCCGCGGCACTTCGGGATACAGGCAGAAAAAAAGCCAAAGTCTGGGTATCCGTGACGCATAACAGACCGATAGGAGAAGGGCAGGTAATGCCTGAAGGCGTCACCCATAAAGCCGCTATCGAACGCGCCTTAGCCGAGGGCAAGTCCATTCCACCTGATGTCTTAGAGGATTATCTGGATCTCGTTAAAAGCAAATAGCCACTAAAGGTACTTATGTCATTAGTCGTATCCAGCACTACCGATAGCCAGGAAGCGGTCAACGCCGCGGCCGGCATCGAAGCGCCGCCTGAAGAGCAGGCGCAGAAACCTACTCCGGTTCCGCTTGAGGACCCCGATACCGAGGAGGAAGAACCCGAGGAGCCGGATGAAGAGGATTTCGATAAGCCGGCTGCGGAACAGAAGAAGCCAAAGGGTGGGTTTCAGCGTAAAATCGAGCGCTTACAGGCCCAGAATGAGCAGCGCGAGCAACGCATCCGGGAGCTCGAGGCCGAGCGCCAGCGTTATGCACCGCCACCACCGCAACAGCAGCAGCAGCCGGCACCTCCGAAGGCAGAGGATTACCCCAACGACTACGAGGCCTACAACCGGGCGGTGATCCGCTACGAGGCACGCCAGGAGATCGAGCAGGAGCTGAAATCCCGGGTCGAGGCGCAACGCCAGTACCAGGAGCAGAAGGCGCAGCAGGAGATTGACCAGCGCTGGTACCAGGGGATCGGGGAACTGCGAAAGAACGTTGCCGATTTCGAGGATACGTTTGAGAGCGTATCGCACATCATTATGCCGCCGTGGATTGAAGCGGCGATCAAGAGGGACCCGAACGGGGCGAAGTTGGCTTACGAGCTGGCACGCCAACCGGAAGAGTTCCAACGGATCGTCGAGATCCCGAATGCGCTGGAGGCGATTTCTGCTCTGGGCGAGTTTCGAGGATCGATCAAGTCTCAGGCGGCCGCCCCGCGCAAGGTAGCCTCCGATGCGCCCGCGCCGATCCGGCCGGTCGGTCAAAGCGCCTCGGGAACACGGGTCACCCGTTCGCTCGACGAGTTGTCTTACCAGGACTACAAGCGGGCCCGCGAGCGGGAGATCAAAGCGCGGAAGCAACGCTAGGCGACTGTCGGGATGATAGACGTCTAGCGAACCGAATAACCGTAACCACTACTGCCGGGAGGCAGAAGGAGTATAGATGGCAGGCAACACGCTCTTGACCATGAGCATGATTACACGCGAAGCTGCGCGTGTACTTGAAAACAACCTCTGTTTTGCAAAGCAAATACGCAGAACGTATGCCGATGAGTTCGCTCGCAGCGGAGCGAAGATCGGCAGCGTCCTGAATATCCGCAAGCCCCCGAAGTATATTGGTCGCGTTGGTAGAACCTGCGCGATCGAAGATGTAGTCGAGACCAGTGTGCCGCTGTCTCTCACCACGCAATTCGGTGTGGATATGTCGTTCACATCGGCTGAAATGGCGTTGTCGATCGATGACTTCAGCGACCGTATTCTGAAGCCGGCAATTGCTGTCGTAGCCAACAAGATCGACCGCGATCTGTTGTCGATGTACAACGTGGTTCCGAACGTGGTGGGCACCGCGGGCGTGGTCCCCAACGCACTTTTAACGTATCTGATGGCGGGAGTGGCTTTGGATGACAATATGGCGCCTCGCGACAACCAACGCGCCATCGTCGTGAATCCGATTCAGCAGGCAACAATCGTGGACGCGCTGAAGGGCTTGTTCCAGAGCGCATCCCAGATCGAAGACCAGTACGAGCAAGGCACCATGGGACTCACGGGCGGCTTCAAATGGTGCATGGACCAGAACGTTTGGACCCACACCGCAGGCGCTTATGGCGGCGCTCCGATCGTCTCCGGCGGCTCGCAGGTCGGAAGCAACTTGCTGGTGTCCGGCTTCACGGCAGCAGCAGCCCCAAGGTTGAAGAAGGGTGACATGTTCACGCTGGCTGGCGTGAATGCTGTGAACGGGCAGAACCGGCAGACCCTCGGGTATCTGCGAACGTTCGTAGTTACCGGGGATGTTTCCTCGGCAGCAGATGGTACGGCAACGGTTCCGATCTATCCGCCCATTGTCGCGACAGGCGCAACGCAAACAGTCACTGCTTCACCAGCGGGCGGCACCCCGCTGACGATGACGTTCACAGCGGGCCAGGTCACCTCGCAGGCGCTCGCATTCCACAAAGACGCATTCACTTTCGCCTCCGCGGATTTGCCTTTACCCGATGGTGTGGACAAAGCAGCCCGTGTCAGCGACTCGCAGCTGGGGCTCTCGATTCGCATGATTCGTCAATACAGCATCTGTGACGATGCTTGGCCTACACGTTTAGACATTTTGTACGGCTTCGCTCCAGTCTACCCTGAATTGGCTTGTAGGATCATCAGCTAGCCGCTGTATATCCAACAGTGATATACAGTTATCGTTCCATGATACCATCGTATACATGGATGGCAAATCATGCGAAGTATGCGGCACAACTTATTATAAGGGAATACGTGGGCCGAAAGAGTTCAGTGAGTCAAAGTACTGCTCTCAAAAATGCGTTGGTAAGGCGAAGCAAGAGGCAGCCTTCAAGCGCAGAACAGCACTCGTAAAGCAGTGCCGGGAATGTGGCAAGTCTTATAGTCTTTTTGAAAGAAAAGGCTATAGCAACAGTTCCTTCGAGAACAGCAAGTACTGCTCGAAACACTGCGCAAATCATGGTCTGCAGCGAACCATTGACAGCTTATACACACAGATCAAGACCGATCAGCCGACTGGGTGTCATGTTTGGACTGGCAGGCTTCATGAAGGCTACGGATATATTCGCTTTAAGCGGCATAAACAATTCCTTCATAGAATCCTCTGGGAGCACACGCATGGTCCTATTCCAGAAGGTTTGCAGATTGATCATCTCTGTAAGAACACGGCCTGCTGCAACGTCGAGCATCTTCGCGTAGTTACGCCACAGGTAAACACGCTTGCAAGCAACTGCCCTGCGGCACTCAACGCTCGTAAAGATCGATGTCCGAAATGCGGCGGGGAATTCAGCAGACAAACAAATGGCCGTCGTTATTGTCCACCCTGCAGGGCCGCGCATGCCAAAGAGGATATGCGGCGGCGACGGCAGAACCCCGAATATCGAAAGAAACTCAATGAGGCCCAGAATCGCCGGCATAACTTCCGCTATGTGAATGACCCGGAGTTCAGGGCCGCACGGCTCGCCTCTACCAAGAGGTGGAAACAGAAAAAGTTAACCGAAAAGGAGAAGATTTAAATGGCTATGGAGTTCGACGGTACGAATTCTTTGAATCCTGTGGGATTCGCCTACAGCACATCGGCTGGCCCGTTCCAGCTGCAAACTTGGCCAAGAGTGGTTTTTCATGCGACGGAAGAACCCAAGGTAGTTGGCAGCAAAGAGGAATTTGAGGCCATACAACCTGATGGG